CCTATCAAAAAACAGCAGTTACTCCAACAACTTTTGCGCCAGGATTACGAGCGAGAGCAACTTGTCGGGCATCTTGATAATCCTTTGCAATCACTTCTTCCTTAAATACAGTTCCTGCCTTATACAATGTTACTTGACATTTCATAATTAAAAAGCAATAGTTCTTTACGTTGTTTTTGCTCACGCATATATTCACCAACAGAACGCATTGTATAAGTCAAATCAAACTCAGCAGCGTTCCAGTCCTTAAATCGGTCTTTTACAAGTTGATCGGAGTTATAACTGATTAACTGATCCATATCGTTAGTATCGCAATCAGCAGCAAACTTATCGTGATCAAATCCTTTGTGCATTGATCCCTTACGCCCATAGAGGTTGTCCTTAATATCGTAAGGAGGATCGAGATACATAAAAGCACTCTTGTTTCCATCCATCAGATAGTCGTAGGAATAATTAGTTATACGCCAATTTTTAATTAAAGCAGAATACGCAGGCAGTTTTTCGATCCCGCGCATAGAGAAGTTGGAGTTCGATGCTTGTTCTGAAAATGATGAACTCTCTGTGAGACCACTGAAGCTACACTTATTAACAACATAAAAAGCCACAGCACGATCAAAACTGGGCATATTTTTGTCATTTACATGCTCCTTTGACTTTAGGAAAAGTTCTTTAGCAAGTTCAGGAGTATTATACGCTAATTTACAATCAACTAACTCATTTTTTAAATCATTACCAAACATCTGAAGTTGTTGCCAGAAGTTTACCAATGGTTCATATAAATCATTTACCCAAATATCTAGGTTAGGATATTTTTTTGTGATATAAATCGCAACACTTCCACCACCAAGGAATGGTTCTCGGAACTCATTATAGTTACGAAGATCTGGAAAGTATGGTCCCATCTTCTCACAAGCACGAGACTTACCACCAGGATAACGAAGGGGAGTTTTAAGAGATTTCATCAAAGGATCTCCTGAAGATTTTCAAGAATCTGTGCAGAAGTAATTTTTTTTTCTGCTGGTTTTACATTTGAAGCAAGAATAGTAAAATCACCAGGAAGAAGTTTAAATTTTGCAACTGGAGATTTGGGAGTGAAGTAAACGCGCTTATTAACAGTTTCCCAATCAGTAACTCCAAGTGTCATAGAATCAGTATCTACAAGGAGCATATAATCAAAAGTTTTTTCTACTACTTTTGTTTCCCCACGAAAATTCTTAAGATCGACAACACCAGTAGATCCATTTTTATTAAACATTTTAAGTTTACCTTTCATCTCATAGTTAACTTCATCAGCGGAGACAAAATCAACTCCATCTTTAAAATCACCAACATATTCAAGTTGACCATCACTCCACTTTGCAAAAGACTTTTCTTGCAACCAAGTGCGGAGAGTTTTAAATGCATTAGATTTCATTTGAGTTGTGTTAGTTGCTTTAACGCAACCAAAAAACTCTTCAAGGTTAATACGTTCAATGTTAATCATAATAAAAAATAAAAATCAAAGGGATAGTTGTTTGCTAGGTGTGATGATTGGACTAAAAATTTGATTATATTGTTCTACAATTTGATCTTGAGTCTCAGATACATAAACAACATAGTGTTTATTAATTGTAATCTCTTTCACTTCTTTACTAAGAAGAGGAGACCAAGGTGCAAACCCAAGTTCACCTCTTCCAGAAGGAACCGCAACAATTGGATTTGATAAAACAAGAGAATTTTCAGTCTCACTGATTAGATCAGCAATAACGTCTTCTCCAGTATTCAGTCTAATAAGTTTTACATTCATTGTGAACATCCTACATGAATTTGAATTGATTTAAAGGCATTTGCCATTTCTTTGTATCCTAAACCAATATATACTTGTCCAGTAACAACAGCGATTGCCATAGAACCCCAAAAGATATAGTACCACTTGGATTTAACTTGATGTTGTTTTTTGAGTTCATCAAGTTCCTCATGAATATCTTGATGATGAAACCTTAAAGGTTTTTGAATAAGTTCTTTGAGTTTTTTGTTTTTCATTTAAACTCACACTCCACCATAATTTCAGTAAGAGCAGCAAGAAGATTTATTTCTTGGTCAGCCACGAATGCACATTGGTATTGGTACTTAGCAACAATAAGAACGGCAGCAGGAATAGATTGGGGTGAAAGATCATCAAGAGAGGAGTCATAAATCCTACGAAGTAAACTTGAAGCATCGTTATCCAAGTTCCCGACCACCCACTTTCGGACTTCAGTAAAGTTTTTAGTTTTGAGATTTTTAATAAGTTCATTTACATTAGTATCAGAGAATGATGCCAGGATTCCTGTATCAATTTTTCCACCAACAGCATAACGTTGGCACTCATTAAGTACTCGCCTCCAATCTGGAAAATGCTTATTAACCAATTCAATCAGTACTTTTTGGTCATATTGAATTGACTCTTTTTGAAGGATGTCTTGAAGGCGAGTAAAAAATGCTGCAGCAAGTTTTGGTTTTTCCTTTGACTTAATTCCAAATTCGACGACTGCACATCGAGAATGGAGTGGTTCAATGATTTTGTTCTTGTAATTACAGGTAAAGATGAATCTACAGTTGTTAGCAAACTCCTCAATAGAAGCACGTAGGAGGAGTTGTACGTCGTTTGTTGTGTTATCTGCCTCATCAATGATGATGACTTTGTGTTTAGCAGTTGACGAAAGTGAGACGGTCGAAGCGAAGTTCTTCGCATTGTTTCGGACAGTATCGAGGAATCTACCTTCGTCGGATCCGTTAATGACATAAACATCTACTCCCAATTCATTACAGAGTGCTTTTGCCACCGTTGTCTTGCCACATCCAGCAGGACCAGCAAGAAGCAAGTTTGGCACTTCGCCTTTATTTAGAAAGTCTGTAAATGTTTTCTTAATATTCTCAGGGAGAATACAATCTTCAATTGTTTTGGGGCGATATTTCTCAACCCACAAAAATTCATCACGACTCATAATTTTTTATACCCAATCAGGTTTTCGTTCTGGCATACGAAGATAATTAGATGCAACCCAAGATTTGGATGCGATATACATCTTGTAAGCAGTAAAAGTGTCAATGCTTGTGTCAAGTTTATACTCATCAGGCATCGCTCTCGCAAACGGTGTTACTTCAGTAATCTTTCCTTTAGGAAAAAGATAATAAGCATCCACAAGTGTTTTATAACAAGAGTGAATCTTATTATAGCGAAGGGCGTACTCATCTGACAAGTTAAGTCCCCACTTAATTAACCAGTAGGCATTGTGGATTGATTCCATTGCCCACTTTGTACATGGATGATTACGGAATGCTCCCTTCTCTGTCTTGTATGGCGTTCCATCAGACTTTGGAAGAGTTCCGTATCCATGTCCCCATTTGTCAGATGCCACGATAGAGAGCATCTGACAGCACTCTAATGGCATTTTGACAACGTGTTTATCAGGGAGACAGACAGCACTTTCAGCAGGCCAAGGAGAGGTTACAAAAATGTTCATCCAAATGTTGAATCAGGTTCCAGAGCAATATAATACTTCAGGTCATAATCCTTACTGTCAAAACGTGACAAAAGTTTACTTGAGATGCTGACCTGATATGTTCCAGGAATAATCTTAATATTTTCTACTTTAAAATTAAAGCAGAAGTTAAGTTCAGTCTCACCCACAATAACTTGGAAGTCATTAGAGGTATCATTCTTTTTATCGCGGACCACAATCTTAACAACACCTGCTTCACCGATAACAGACAAATCAGGAAGTTGGAAGATATTAGCAGCTTTAATAAGACGAGTCAGTTGATCGGAAGTAATGCTAAACGATACGTCTTCAGAAGGAAGAATAAGTTCTTTTTCTGGAGGAGTAATAATTACGTTTGGATCAGCAAAAAAGTAATTTGAACGAGTTTTACCCTCACGAATTACAACATAACTATCATGAGTAAAGTCAAGTGCAGGATCTTTATGTAGATCCAATCCATTCAAAAATTGATTGAGATCGTAAATTCCAAAGTCTTTAGGGATCTCTTCGGTGATGTCTGCTTCTGCAAGAATGTTCTTCATAACACTAATGGTGCGAAGCTTACTACCTTGTTTAAAAAGAATAGATTGATTAATGTTAGAAAAGTTCTTTAGAAGATTCAGAGTTTTATCAGAAAGTTTCATAGTTTGGGAGTTCAAATTCATAATCATCGAAATTCGGAAAGACCATTGTCTTTGCGAGAATAATGCCCATCAAAGTGAAGGAGTAGCATGGCATAGTGAATGACTTTCATCAGGTCACGTTTGTTGCGACCATCTTTGTCACCATAACGACTGCCATATTTAAGAATATTTGCTTGACAAAAACCAGGAGCAAGATCCTTAGCTGCCATCAAATCAATAGTTTGAATGTCTTTGTGATCTTGATTGTGCCCACAGTAATGACTACCATAAGTGCTAGTCACATAATCCTCAATATCTTTGAGGATTTTATCTTCATTGTATTTCCAAAGATGATTTTTAGTTTCACTCATATTAAGATTAAAAGTGTAAGGTGAATTCAAAGTAAGGTGGTCATCACCCATACCACCAGGGAGTCTAGATCCAAGAACAATCATGTCTGGTGAAGGATTGGGATTACCTGTTAAACTAATTCCATCTTCAACCCAAAAATCTTGATTTGATAAGTTAGACATTAAATTAAAATCGTTTTCTGAATAAGGATGTTCGTCCATAATAAAGGGGAGGGTCATAATTTACCTCCCCCAATTATATCAGAATGGGGTGGGTTGGTCAATGTATTCTGCAGTCAGTTCAGGACCAGTAGAAGGCATTTGGAAGTCAGCATCCACTTTATCATACAGTTCCAGGAAGGACTGTTTGGTTTCGTCATCAAAACGATTCACACACACTTGGATTGCCTTTGCCTTGTCTTGGAAGATGCTATAAGCACGAATGATATGGACAAGACGGCGGGTGCTAATGATTTCATCAATACCACCATCGTAGAAGGTCTTGCGAATGATGTCTGCCCAGTCAACCAGGCGCTTACAGAAGTCGCGGTCTTCCACGCCAAGGTCCAGAGCAATGCCTTCCAGAATCTTCTG